TCACGGTTGAAATACCTACTTTAACCTTCATGTTGGTTTCGTCTAGGTCAACCATTTTAGTATCGAAATTCTTAAATAGTATCATAACCGTATAATCGTTTAGGCAAATATACTAAAAAAACATAGCATCATAATAATTTTAGTTTTATATTGAATTATGAAACTACTATTATTAATTTGCCTTTGGTTTTTGGGTTTTATTATTGGATATATATATCGTTCAATGAAAGATTAATCCTCAATAGGGATATAAGCATCAGCACAACGGCAATTAATCCGATTCTTTGCGCTTGCTGTGGGGTCGCTTGGGTATTGCACACGTTCACCACCTACTAAATATTTTTCGTCAAGTCCGACTGTTTGCTCATCGGCTGCCCTATGTGCTGCCCGTTCTCGCCCATCTATTGAAGTAATCCAAACTTTATTAAGTTCTAGTCCTGTTTCTTTGGCTGCCAATAATCGGGAATGACTTGAGGCCGTTACTATCTCGGTACGTGCTATCCTGTTAGCCCTCCACGGCTCAAAACCTAAACCTAGATTAAGTATGTAATCAATTGCCCCTTGAAAGTCAAACTCATCTTTAGCCATTAGGTTAAATATAGAAGTACTTATATTCTTTTGAATTGTATCGGTAACCCCCTTAATTCTCTTAGCTATGTACCTATCAAAATAAGCTGTCATATCGCTGTAAAACTTATCCTCGGTAGCCTCTTTAGAGTATTTCTTCATTAGCTGCCCGTATTCCTGACGATAGAAGATATACCCCCTATCAAAGTAAATATATCGATAGGCTTTCTTTAGTTCTTTGTCATTGATAAGAGATAGGTAGTACTTTAGATATTCTTCTTTGCCGTTGGATGCAGTAGTATAAAATGGTTTTGTGGCCTTAATCAAAGCCTTGCGGACTTCCTTTGTTGCTTGTGGCTCAAATTCTATCCGCTTTTGTTCAATTTCCTGCCATACTTTCTTATAGTCCAATGTCATTAGATAGGCTCAAATCGGTTATTGGTGCTTTGCCCGCTGAAATTAAAGGAACATCCATATTTGGAAGTTTTAACGGCTCGTAATTTTGGAAGGCTCTCTTTTCGTTTGTCGTTAACCATTCAGCACCCTGCAATGCAGATACTTGCTTCATAAAATCATCTTGCAGTTCTATGATTTGGCTAATATCTGGCTCGATATAGTAGGTCTTACCGTTACCGCTCCACGCTTGGCACAACCATCTATTTAGTTCGTCTTTAACGTGATCCATATCGGGCAAAATGGAATCAGTATAGCACGATTTCTTTGCTTCCAATATTCCCGTTGTTACCGTAATATCGGGGTCGTTAAAGAGCTGCGATTGCATACGGTATAGGCTGCAAATATCTCTTAAGTCTGCTTTCTTGGCATCTAATAACGCCAAATCAACGGCACTTAGTCCAAACCTTTGCCAATTCCACTTACCAGATGCTATAATAATATCATTAATGTGTTTAGCACCTCCGTAAATTCTTTTATACTTATCACCAACGTTTTTAATTTGTTCGGCACTCATTGTGCTATCTTCAGCTGTTTCATCTGATAAAATACCAGCAGCTCCAAGATTTTGATACATACTAGCAGATGCAGTGATATTATCGTTACTTGCTTGGATAGCTCTTAATCCTGCCCTAATTGGTGACATACCATACAACCAACTCCCATCACCTTCATAATCGGGGTTAAAGTTTTTAACGTGGCATATTTCCGAAGGCTTAAAATCCACCTCGAAATTAAGTGTCATTTTATAGCCCTTTATCGGCTGCATATAGTTACCGCCTTCGATAACTACTTTCTGACTGGGTAAGGTGAATAGCTCTTGCGGTTTGCCCGCTTCTTTGCCCGTTTCGGTTGACATACCGTAAATGAACACATTACCCGTGATGTCCTTATAAGAGCTTACCCCGATATACCATTCGTGCCACCCTTGCATCTGGTTAGGTCTTTCTAATATTCTGCTAAGTACGGGATGTTCGGTTTCTTTAAATGCTTTGGCCTTTAGTTTTAGGCTGTTTAATGGGTTACTTGCTTTGGTTTGTAGGGAGGTGTTTTGGTATGCCTTTGCTGCTTGTTTATCAACTACTTCATAAAGCACCCACGGGATAGATGCAGCCATTACAGCCTTACGGTTGATTACCGAGTAAACAAGGTTATTGTAAGCGTATGCTTTTTTAACGTAATTATCGCTTGAATCCGAAAAGAAAGTAGTGTACCCGAATCGACTTAAAGCCTGATTAAGCTTATTTACTACATCCGTGGGAAATGGGCTTTGTGCCTTCTTTGCCCTATTTATTTCTAAACCAAGTATTTTCATTTGCAAAACCGTTTAGGCAAATATACTAATAAACTACATAACTTCTATTTGCTGCTTTTACTAATAAGTCCGTAACCCCGTAAACCATAGCATCTACCCTATCAGGGCTCTTCTCTGTTTCAGGGTTCCAAGTTGTCATTTGGTCTTCTAACTTATAAAGACCGTTAGCGTGTAACACCCTACCACTTTGATACAAAGATACTACGGGTTCCGCTCTTAAAACTTTGCCTTTAGTAGCGTGTATCTTCTTAACCATAATTCCACGCTTAATATTTTTTATCATAGCCTCCACCATATCCCCGCCTTGGTTAACCTCCGCTACAATATAGTTTGCTTCGTGCTTTTCGTATAATACAATAGCTATATTAGCCCATTCATTAGGGGAATACTTACCACTTACATCTTCTAAAACGTAAGCATTTAAACCAGAAAGTCCGACAGCTACTAATCCCGTTTCATCTGAATCTTTGTTAGCTGTTACCGCTGGGTCAATAGCTATCACCATCTTTGAGAATACGGGCAATTCACTTACTCGGTTAATATATTCCCATTTCCATAAAGCACCCTCTTCATTATCGTAATCAATACCTAGAAAATCTTTATTGTACTTTGATGGCTGTTTTAGTTTTGTTTCTTCGGCTGTATTAATGAAGTCTTGGGATAAATTCTTAGAATTATCCAAGTAAGTTGTTTCAATGTATTGGGTGTCTTCTCTCTTTTCCTTAAAAAAGTACAAATACTGCCATGACTTTTTATGAAGAGCGTTACTAATTAAGATAATTCTATTTTGAACGTGTACCTGTCTGATTGATAAAACAACCTTATCGAATGATTCAAAATCGGGGTGCTCTTCAAATTCATCATAAATCCACGTAGTAACACCAGTTAATGATTTAAGGTTAGCTGTCTGGTTCCCTGACGATGTCTTTACACCTTTAAAGATTATACGGGATTTAGTAACGTTGTTTACTATCTCATCTTTTTTAACGGTAAACAGACCATGCAGATTTAGCACTTCAATCTTTTGTGTAAACTCTGGGATAATAGATGTTTCAGCACTTGTTAGTGTGTATCTACTGTATAAAATAACATGGCCTACCTCAAAGGTAAGTCTTAATGCAAATTCTGCGCTTTCATAAGATTTTGCGCTACCTCTACCACCTTTAAGATAAATAAATCTCTTATCGGTGGTGTATAGCGGTTTATATTTTTGGCTCGTCATTTACCCACTGTTTAGGCGGTATGTTTATTGATTCCCCGTTAGATGTGATATCCATTGATTGCCTAGCTTTGCCGTAAGCCCTATCTAGTAATACCTCGGCAGCCCTTACGTTTCCTTTTAACGCTTGTTTTTCTAAAGCTTCAATTAATGCAGACATTTTTTGCTCATCAAACACGTTAGCCATAATATCATCAATGGCAGGAATCTTTCGAGGCCTACCATTAACATTTCGTCTTTCGTCTTCACCTTTTTTAAAAGGTTTTAAGTTTTCTCTTCCTTTCATTTTCCACAGTATTGCCGCAGTTTTTCACAAAATTAACAGTATAAGTTAATTCGTCTTTTTGAACCCAATTTAACTCGCAATTAAGTTCTTTGGATTTAATTAAAAAATCCCAAACTTGAACCTTCATAATGTCTTTATCTAATCCTAAAACAATGGGAATATCAATAGAATCACCTACTTTAATATTTTCAGCACTATTAATTTTACCTTTAATTGGTAAATCTTTTAATTGGTAGTTCATAACCTTATCCCAAATCCTATAAAACTATCCCCAGAACCTCCCGTAATCTTATAAACGTACTTGTATTCTGTAAAGATAAACAATTTAAAAACCTTTACACCAACTGAAACACTTGGAGCTGCAAATACATTACCTTTAAAGTCCATTGTATTGGTGATGTAGGCATTAGGTGATACCCGATTAAATAACAGGCTAGTACCTACTCGGTATCCGATAGATGTTTCTTGCCCGCTAAGAACGGTTAATCCCATTTGAGCCTGTTCAAAGTTCTTAAATAGAACTGATTCGGTAATTACGGTTGAACCGTTAGTGCTTACGGTGATACTTTGTCCTATCGCTGAAAGGCTAAGTATTAATAAGATTGTTGTTATTATAGTTTTCATTTGTTTAATAGTTTTTTCAATGCTAATTCTTGTTTTAAATTTTCCTCTTTATCATGCTTATTGATATCTGCCCAATCTTTTTCACTAAGGTCTTTATCGTTAATATCTTCCTTCATTTTAGTAGCCCTTATTTCAATTTCCTTATAAAGTAGATTAATAGTGGCTAATGATTCGTTGGAAACAAATTTTTCCCCGCCAATTTGCACACCCTTTTTTAACTCTTTAATAGCTTTTAAAATATGCTTGGTTTTCATTGGTTTTCGATTTTTAATAGTTCTTCTCTAATTAATGGATTGAAAGAGGTACAATAATTTAAAGATTGAACCTCTTTGTGATAGTTTTTAATTGCTTCCTTTTGCGCTTCTTTCATACACTGGTCTATAAATTCTAGCTCCATGTGGTCATCTATCACATCATCCCAATGTTTATAATCGTTGGCTAATGCCACATCGTCTTTAATTTGCTTTAAGGTTCTCATAATCTAGTTAGTTTCTCTGCCAATTTACGTAATTTCTCTGGGTATCCTGCTAGTTTATTATCAGGAATATGAGTAAGTACTTCTTTCATTTCGGCTATTATGGCATTTTGTTGAAGCTCTTTTGGGAGGTGTTCGGTCACTATTGGATGACACCCTACAAATTCTTTGAATTGGTATTTCATAAATCTAGTTCTATTTTAAAGTTACTATCGTGTTTAAGTCTTTCTTTAGCCTCGCAATGCTCTTTAAATTCTTGCAAGGCTGCTCTATACCCTTCGGGGGTGTTCGTGTAATGTAGCCAAATTTTAAGGCCTTCAATTAGTACCCAAACTATTTTAACGAAACAGTAAGTGGTGACGAGGAATATTAATGTTTCCATGATTTTAATTTTTACTGAATATATAGTCAATAAAATGCTTTTTACAGCAAAAAAAAATTTGGAAGTCTTGATTTACTATATACTTATTAAAATCGCTATTTTTTAAAAGTATAAGTAGCTTTAAACTATCCACTCTTATAAATCCTGTTTTAAGCTCTTTGTCGCAAACTGAACATTTATCTACTTTCATTTCAATCCCTCCCTATATCGTTTATTGATTCTCATCTCGGTTTCATTCATTAGTCTTATTCCCGATTTAACGGGCTTTAGGAAGTCGAAATCTTCCGATGTCATTCTCATATATGGGTGCTTACGATTGCGCCCGTTGTCTAGGTATCTGCCCATTCTATTGCTCGTTTGTGTAAACTTTAATTATTTCACCCATCAAGTTTGATTTTCTACCATCAATATAAAAAACTATATGATGTTCTGTAATAAAAGTAAAACTGTCAGCCTCTACTCTTCCCGAAGTAGTCCAATTATTATCGTCAGATTTTGCGATTGTATAAAGTCTTTTCGACTTTATGGTGTCTACTTTTTCAGTACATGAAGAAAGTAAAATAAATAGAAATAAGTATTTTTTCATTAGTTAGTTTGTTTAAGTTTAAAATGGTGGGAGGCAACACACCTCCCTGTGCTAACCCCCGTTATTCACACTTTACCATAATCTTCAAAGTAATTCTCATCTACTTCCACCCATTCGTGAATGTCATCAAGGCACCATTCAGCCACGTACATACCCACTACTTCTTTAGTCGTTAGGTATGGCTCAATTCTCCATTCTTGGTCGATTACCTTTGAGTAAAGTAGGTTAGCCCCTAAAGGCCAGATATAATCCTTCATTTCTTGGGTCTTTTGATTAACCCTTAAAATGTGCATATCTTGTTTATCGCATGGGCTTACTTCAAATTCGTAGTAAAACCCGTTTTGTATTGTCTTTGCGCTTAAATCCATTTCCGTGTCATTTAAATTATGAATCAAATATATTACTCATGCCTCGAATCCGAAACGGCAAAGTATATGAACGGTAGTATTATTGTTTAAGTGGTAAAGTATGTATTTACTTCGTTCATAAACTCATCTAAAGAACGGCAAATAATTACCTTATTCCCATAAGCCCATAATCTAGTAGCTATTTGCTCCTGACTTTGTTGAATCTTACCCTTTGGTGATTTCATCTCAATGTATAAAGAGGCATAATATCTGTTAGGAATCGGAATATGAAGGTCTGGTAAGCCCTTGACCGTACCCTCCGCTTTCATAATGCTTGCTGTAATCACTCCACGCTTACCCCCGTTAGGGATAGCATATATTAATTTCTTAGGGTGTGCTAATCGGAACCAATTAACGCATTGAATCTGCAATTTACTTTCTTCGTGTTTCATCTCCCTACCTCCCTATATTTTGAAAGTGTATTTTCTGGTGCATTATTAATAAAATCGGCTATTGATAATAATGTATCTATTCTTAATCCAAACTCACTAAAATCAATCGTTTTATCAGGCATCAAAATAATCCTATGAACCCTTACTGTTTTATCTTCTAAGTGAAAAACGTAGTGTTTAGCCTTTAATCCTTTAGTTGTATAGGTTCTTATTATTGCTCTTTTTAATATTCTCATGGCGGTTATACGTTCAATTAAGTGATATATCGGTAATTAAGTGGCGGTTATACAACCGCTTTAGGTGTATTATCGCTGTGGCTATGGCGGATATACGCTAGTTATTGTCAAGCTTGCCAACACGCAAGCCCACCAAAAGCCAGCCAATAACAAAAGCTATAAGAAATGCGAGCGAGGCTCTTTTATCGGCTTAGGTTGTCAATAAAAAGAAAAACCCACCGCTTCAACTTTTAAAAAGTTGGTTGTTATTTCTTTATCCATCCGTGACTACAGGAGATACATAAATCAAGTACATAAGCATTTCTAACTCCGCAATTAGAGCATTTTTGCTTTATTTGGCAGCATACTTTATTACTTATATCACCACTCATAATATTTACTAATTTTGTATGCGAATCAGAAAGGCTTATTTCATCGCCTGAAAGTGATACAAGAATTTCCCAAATTTCAACACTTTGCATATAATTAAAATTATGGGTGAAAAAGTATTTTTTTACAATCCTCACAATAATCTACTAATCCAGTAGCCGTTTTTCGGCCTTTGTGTTGACATTTTTCTGTTAATATTCCATCAAGAAAATGCTCTAAAAGCATTATACTTACTCTACCATCTACTATATCGGTAGAATCATGAACCGCTTTTAATATCTGGTCTTTTAAGTTTTGGTAATCTTTTATAAACTTATTTGCACCACATTTTGTACAAATAATTCTTGTACCGCTATACGGTTTTTTCTGATTCATATAAAATTCTCTTTCAGCAATCTTATAATTACTATCACAATTGCAATTATCTAAAACTGGTTTATCAACAGGTATTAAATTTTCCATAAAAAACCCTCCCTTTTTTCTTTTTATTGTTCGTTTGTGTTTACAATCTTTTCTGCTAGTCTTTCGCACTTCTTATAGCAAAACCGTTATAGGCAATAAAAATTACTTACGTTCACGTTCCAATTTCTCGTTAATAGCTTCTGCAATAAACTTCCCGACCTTATCTTGAAATTCGGCTGCCTTGTCTATATCTAATTTAAACAGGTTTTGCAATTCCCCCCATCCCCTTACATCTGCAACATGGTGTAAGTAATCTGCATTCTTTGTTTTTTCGATAGCCCATATTTGAGTGCCTTCGCTATCATATTGCACTCCGTTTTTAAACCATTCTTGTACTGTCATAATCGTAATTTTTACAGCCTATAACAATATATTTTTGCAAGGCTGGTTCAGTTGTTAATTAATTCTCGGTGCTAGGCAGTCAGCCCAGCAAAAATAAAGACCGTTATAAGTAAGGCTACTTTAGTTCGTTTTGGCATCCTTGCACTTACGCAACAAAACGCAAGCGAAAAAATCTTTTGACCTAAATATACAGGCTCTTTTACCTCCTTCAAGTGTGCATGAATAGGCATCTTTTTCGAACATTTCATCTGTAAAATCTTCGTCAAAATTTTCATTCCTATAATCGTCAGGATTTGCCCCAAGGGCTTTAATTTCTTTATGAGATAAGTATTCCCAAAAGCCACCGCAACAGCTTGAACCTACTCCATTAATTTTAGGCCTGTGACAAACTGAACATCTTGTATAAGATGGCTTACTTTGCTTTTTTACTTGCTCCATTGCAAGCCTTACCATCTCATTAAGTGCCTCAATAGTTTTTGCATCTATGTCTTTATGAACTATTGCGGTTCCGTGTGTTAATCTGATTTCTATTTCTCCGTTTTCCATTTTTCAATCTTTAGATGTGATAATACGCCCAACTTATAACATCAAATTAAATCAAGCGGGGCGAAACTGCGTATTCCTTTGGGTGTAGGCATCTCCTG